CTAGAATGGAATAGGTTCATCATCGTCTACAAACCCATTTTCAAAATTGCTTGGTGCACTTTCATTTTCTTTCAACCCATATGTAAGGACTTTGACCACAATCTCTGTAATGTATCTTTTCCCTCCGTCTTTTTCATATGATCTAGTTCTTAGTTCACCATTTACTGATACAAAATCACCTTTTTTTAATCCACTGTATTTTTCCGCATCAACCCAGCATACAATGTTGTGATATTGTGTACTTTGTTGCTCATTCACATATTTGTTGGTTGCCATTCTAAATGTGAGTACTGGCTTCCCTGTTTTTGTGTATCGTAGTTCTGCATCTGCTACTACGTTACCGCTCAAAAATACTTCATTTACGTTTATCATTTACTTCATCCTCCCATTTCTCACATTCTTTACTAATTACGCATAATGCCATTATTGATACTCCTAGCATTGCTCCTATCACAATGCCTATTCCTAGTAGTGCCATGTTTTACCTCCTCAATTCTTATTAGTCTGTAAAATCTGTAAGGATAACCTTCATCAGATACAGCTTCAACTACACTATCTGTTTCCACGTAATAGCCTTTTGGCGGTTGGATGTAATCTCTCCATTCGCTCGGCTTCAATATTTCTGTTTTTACTTTTGGCTTTTCTAAGTTTTTGCTACTATTCCACCTGCGCTTAAATGCATCTTCTTTGTCTGAATAGCATGCACTTCTTTTTTCTTTTACAAAGTAGCTTGCTAATCTCACTGCATCTTCTGCTCTTCCTTGATACAACATCAACTTATGCATGCCATGTGGCCAAAGTTCATTCAGTTCATCCGAATATAGTTCTGCATTGTTGATGATCATGTGGAAATGTATTCTTGTTTTTCCCTCCGCTATGTAAATGTATTTCAATTCTTTATTCAGAATTTTATATCTACGTTTAAGCCGTCTTATAAAATTCTGAATATCTTTCTTTGCATCTTCCCATGTTGCAGGCTGTTCTTTGTAAGTTAATGTGAGATAACAATCATTTGTAGTGAAGTTATTATCAATCAACATACGCAGCATCGCTTCCGCTTGTTTTTCATTTTGCTTTTTCTGTGCTTCTGGTGTGATGCTTTTCTTTTTTACACGCTTGCCATTCTTTCTATAGGTTCTTGATGTGTGATAATCAAGTACCTCTATCATATTTTTAGATATGACCTTCTTACGCTTCCTCATCGTAATTATTCTCCATGGTTGATTTGTTAATATGTTATATCTAGTTAATAAGAAAAGCCTTGAAATAAGCTTTTCTCTAGTCTTTCTTGTGTCCATGTGATATAATTACGTTAGGTTGGTACGTAATTACGTGCTTGATTAGGCTACTTTAATTAGTGGCCTTTTCTTTTTGCCTAGGATAATTGCAATGCATGTCACCTTGTTCAATCTCTAAATATTGGCATGCATCGCAATGTTCCATACATATAATCCCTTTGGCCTGTCTACAGTGTATGTAGGCATGGCCTTTTTTATTGCACTCATCACATATGCTGCAGTGTTTACTCATTATTCATCACCGCATCAAGCAGTATTTCTCTTGCCCTTAATGCAAGATATACTTTGTTTTCTTTAATTGGGCCTTTACCTGTTATGCGTATTACATATTCCCCTGTCTTTCGCTTAACAAAAATAGCGCATCCATTAGCAAGAATAGTAAAGTCTAAACTTGCGCTTTTATTGCTTACGCTAATTGATGTAATGCGTTCCCTTAACACCTGCATTTCTTCATCATCAAACATTAAATATGTTTTTAGTAGATCTAGTGCTTTTTCTCTTTTGTCTTTCATGTTTTATCACCTCCTTAACCCTGCCTAACATCCAAATTGTGATGCCAGTTGTTATTGTTAATACTATATTGATTAATATTTGCCAGCCTTCTGCTTGCTCAATTCCTCCATATAGTCCTAACCCTAATATCCCTAAGCACCATTGCACGGTTGTAATTAGATTTATAATGTTCATCTTTTATGCCCCCTTTAGCCACTTCATGTGCTGCCCTTTCATCCATGCTTCAAATTTATCTACATGTACCAGCGTTTGTTGTGGTCCTAGTTGCATACAGATTTCATTAAATCTACCTTCATTACGGATCATATCTATTCTTCTATAGATATACATTTTGCTGCGCCCCCATATCTTAGCTAATGTGCTAATAGGAACATACTTTGGTTGAACACTTTCCATTACTACACATTCCTTCCTATTTCATCTTTCTTTTATAATTGCTATAATCACCTTGAAAGGAGGTGATATTATGGATATGCATAAAAAGATAATTGCATTTGCTGTCTCTTTAGAAGCTAATGAATTAAATGGCAATCGACTTATATTGCTTACTAATGCTGGTCTGTTGTCTGCTCTTCCTGTATATAGTGATGAGTCTGATATTCAATCCAAGCTACTCTATCAATGCTTAAAAAGTACAGAAAAAGCGTTAAATAAAGATTATGTTCCAAATTCTGAAAGGCATCTATTATTTGACGATAATTCATTGCTACTAAAGGATGTTAAATTAATTTCATCTCAATCAGTCCAAGAACTTGGTTCATTGCTTTTAGACACTTCATCAGTAATCGCTATTTCCATTGGCACTTGCCTAAAAGCTCAATAATTTTCTTTTCATCTAAATTGCCATGTGTGCTAATCGTTACACGTGGCAATTTATTTTTTGTTACTAACTTATTAAGTCTTTTAATCTTTTTAATTGCACAGTCTAATTCAGATGTATCTACTTTGATTTTCAATGTGTATTCTTTTACACTTTTAGTATTCATTTGCTTTCACCTCTTCTTGATTATCAGATTTCCGTTATTTCTTTTGAAAAAAAAGAGCATCAATTTTATTCATATCTAACTTCCCACATTCCATGTTGTTTGCCACTCTATCAATTTCTCTTTGAGTAAACGGTACTTTATTTGCTAAACGTTGCCCTAGCTGTGTAGTACCAATGCCTAGAAATTGAGCAAACTCTTTTAGATTGTGAAAATGTTCTTTGATAAATACTCTTAGATTTGTATAATCAAATTCCATTTTTTCACCTCCTTTTTAATTATCGGCTTTCCGTAATTCAATAATACACTTGTTTCTCTCTTTTGTCTATCGGTTTTCCGTTTAAGTTTGGTTTAATATTTATAAAAATATGTTTACTTTTGACGGTTTTCCGTTTATAATAAGCGTATAGCAAGTATTAGAGGAGAAGTTATCATGAGTATTCAATTTATAAATCGTTTAAAAAGTATCATGAAAGAACGTAAAATAACTCAAACTGAATTAGCAAAGCGTACTGGTATCCGTCAATCTTCCATTTCTGATTGGTTAAATGACCGATATGAGCCAAAGCAAGATAAAGTATATATTATTGCTAAAGCATTAAATGTTAGTCCTGCATGGCTACTTGGTTATGATGAGAATATTCCAACAAATGAGCAATCTTCTAATTATTATTTGGATGCAGAAACTGCAGAGTATGCGGAAATGCTTCGCACTCGTCCAGAGATGCGGATGTTATTCTCCGCATCTCGTGGTATCTCTAAGGAGGATATGGAAAAAGCTGTAGAATATATAGAACTACTCAAACTTAAACACAAATAAACTTATAATGGGGGATGTTAGAGAGTGATTGTTAATATTATTGAGTGTGATATTCCTAATGTTAAGGCTGTGTCATCTGTTGGGGAAGATGAAGGTGTACACAATATTTATATTCGCAAAAATATGTCTTTTGAAGATATGCGTAATGAAGTAAAGCATGAATTACTGCATATCATTAATGACGATTTTCATATAGATCATCATGTTAATTTAATTGAACACATGGTAAGACGCAAAGAACTTACAGATGAAGTGTTAGAAGAAATAGATTTCTATCATCATGTTTTATAGTGTGTAAATTATTGTTAGGAGGCTTGTCAAAAAGCTTATTTCATGGTACACTCTGTATACGGAATCTGGGGAGACTTAGAAATAAGTCGCAACCTGAAAAAGCTGTGTACAGAAATGTACGCAGCTTTTTTTATTGCTATGAAACCATTTAAAGATTATGACGAACAAATTAAAATTTTACAAGATAGAGGTCTTTTACCTATCATAACGGATACTTCACTTACTAATTCAGAACTTGTAGATAGTAATGGGTGTATATCTATTTCAAGTAATCCCATTCCATATGCCAAAACTTTACTACAATCATATGGCTACTACAACATTATTAACCTCTACAATAAACCATTCGTACATAATGATACTTACGATAAAGATATGGATTTTTTTAAACTTATGAGCCTACACGAAATAGATACTATTATTAAATCGCTCTTATACTCCCCAATCTTTATTGCAGAACAAAAAATAAAAACTACTATTGCACACTCATTTGCACAAAAATATGGCCCTTTTGATTCAACATCTTTTACAAATTACGTTGAGCCTTATTTAGATTCTTCAAATTATAATCGTTCATTGAAAAATAACTCTAATAAGCCTCAATGTAATGATCTTATAAAACATTTTACTAAAATCCTAACAGATAACACTAAATATCCTCCTTTCAAACACTATCAGACTAAACATGGACATATTCCTATTTGGGTATTCATTAATAAACTTACCTTTGGTGAAATGAGAAAAATGTTTGAAGTATTGAAAATACAACAGAATATCTCTAATGTTTTTAATTTAACACCATCTGAATTACGTAGCACATTAATCTACCTCAATAATGTTCGTAATGATTGTGCACATGGAGCGAATTTTTTTCAGCAAACCTATCCAGCATTAAAATCATCTATTAAAATCATCTCTGATTTTGAAACTACATTCTCTTTTCAAAACTCTTCTATTGGTAATTTATTTACATGTCTTTGTTTATTAAAGCCATTCTTACCAGCATTCGATTATTTCAAAACTTGTGATTCTTATTTTAATGAAGTTTTTAAAACTGTAATTTCTACGCATCCTATGCCAATAATTACACCATATGTAATGAAACAACTTGGTGTTACTAGCTTGGAAGATGCACAAAATAAATTATTTTATTTAAAGTCATACAAATAAAAATCCCCCTACTCTGTGCTAACAGAATAAGGGGCTATGATACACCTAAGAGGTATACCACATCAACTTACTATATTATACCATACCTCTTAGGCTTATTTACTATACCATTTTTTATCCTAGGAGGTATTTTTAATGTGGTGTGAAACCGTAACTACCAAAGCTGGTATTACTAAATATAAATTTCAAGAACGCTATATAGATCCTTATAGCGGTAAAACAAAAAGAATATCTGTTACCTTAAATAGTAATAGTAGGCAAGCCTACAAAATCGCACAAGCTGAATTGCAAAATAAAATTGACTTGGCCACTAATACAGACATTGCCAAGGATATGACATTGAATGATATTGTATCTGAATATTTAGAGTCAAAGCGTGCGTTTAGAAAATCATCTACTCAATATAGTATGGATAATCTACACAAACAGATTATGAAATGGTTTCCTGCTGATATATTACTATCTAAACTTTCACCATACATTATCCAAAGCACGTTTGATAAATTCGCTTGCCAATATTCATATAACTATACTAAGCTTGCTCTTAGTCTTATTAGACAATCATTGAAGTATGCAAGGCGCATGGAGTACATTCGTGATATTTCATTCTTAGATAATATTGAACTACAAAAGCCTGTGGCTAATGTAGATCATGTTAAAAAGCAGCGTTCTAAATTTCTAACTAAAGACGAACTAAAAGATTTGCTTACACAATTAGATAAAATTAATCATCATGTATCCCTCTTATGTGAATTTCAATCTTTAACTGGTCTTAGATTTGGTGAAATGGTTGCCCTCCGCACTCAAGACTATGACATTGAAAATGCTGAAATTGATATAAACGCTACTCTGTCTAATCGTGGTAGCTTCGCAGATGCATCTATGCGTTTACCCCCAAAGAATGTTCATTCTATCCGTAAAGTAAAGCTAGATGCTAGGGCAGTACAAATCATTAATCATTTTATTACTGCTAATCAAGCAAGGCGCTTATGGAAGTCAAAGTTTGTTGACCTAGGATATATATTTGTAACAGACGGTGGCTTGCCATATGATCTACACTATGTAAATAGGACTATAAAAAAACTTGGTTTTCATAAACCAGTAAGTACACATACATTTAGACATACTCATATATCTATTCTTGCAGAGTCTAATGTCCCTTTAAAAGCTATTATGGAACGTGTTGGCCACAATGAGCCACGTACTACACTTGCTATATATACTCATGTTACAGATGAAATGAAACAGGAAGTAAATGCAGCAATTACTAATATGGGTAAAGTACTTGCAAATAAATAA